TTTGGTCGTGCCATGAATTTCTTTTCCAAGAACACAAAATTGGTTTATTTAATTATTGGTCTTTTTATTTTATTTAAGATTGGTTCGTATGTTTGGTCTATTGAACCAAAAGGTGTTTATGAGATTACCACATCAACCGGTATAATTTATAGCACGAATAAAATTCAAGTTAAAGATGGTTGCGTTTATTTTGAGAGAATAAGTGATGGTCGTCAAATTATTATTTGTGGTGGATGCACCATTGTTAAACAATAAATTATGAAATATATTATAACTGAATCAAGATTAACCAAGTTTGCCCTTAATTGGTTGAAAGAAAATTTATCTGATTTGAAAAAGTATCAGTCGGGAAGTTATACCATTTTAATTGATGATAATACTCGGGGATATTTCCAAATAAGTCCAAATAAAGAAGTTTTGGAAATATCGGATGAAGTTAAAAATTTTTTCATGGATGCGATGAATATGAATCGTGATGAAATGTCGAAAATAATTTTGAAATTTATAAATCAAACTTATGGGTATAAATTGGAACGAATGAGATTTGAGAGAGAATTATGAAATACATTATAACTGAAGACCGATTAGAAAAACTTTTTAATACCTATATGGAATCCATGTATGGTGATATGAGTTATAACCTTAATACCCGTGAGTTTATTTTACCAAATAGAGAAATATTTGGGTATTTGTTGAAGGACCATTTTTATTATGGTGATTATGCCACAGAATATCGATTAAATCAAATGTTTGGTGAAAGGACTAATGAACTAGTACTTCACTATATGAGAGACCATTTTCCGGGTAATCCGATTTTTGGTATAGAATAACCTTCCAATTTGGGAGGTTTTTTTTTGCAGTTAAAATAATTCTCATTATCTTTGTAATCTAATTAAGAAGTATGGAATATAATAGCGAATTTTTGGAAGATGCGGTTGTTGCGGTTGTTTTTAATGATGACCCACAATATCCTCAAGTTAAACCTTTTTTTGAGGAATATGGTTTTGGATTTATGGTTCCGGATAAAAATCTTATCATCATCGATGGTGAGATATTGGTTGGAAAGTCCAACGCAAAAGATATTTTGAAATTTATTGAAGCTCATGAGGTTGCTCATATTTTGTTTGGCCACGATGGACCAAGAAACGACCAACACGAACTTGAGGCGGACTTGGGTGCTTACCACCTTCTAAAAGAAAAGAATTATACAAATTCAATGGAATTACTATTGGAACATTTTGAAGATAGACATAATGTAAAATTCAATGAAGAAATGTTGGATGATATTTTTACCATAAACAATTAAAATATGAATTACTTTTTAGAACCAAATAAAATTTTTAGAGTGGTCGGTCATGATGAAGAATTAAAAGGACATTTTTTAATTAGAGAAAAATACGAATCACCAATGATGTCGCAGTCAGGTGGATGGGATACAACTTTCAAATTAGATGGATGGATGGGAACCGCTTGGCATAAATTAGAAGACGAAGCACCCGTTTTAATAGGTAAAACTTACAATCAATACATTAAAGGTTCTTTTTATTTTTCTGAGTTTGAAATTATTGAAATGATTTCTTATACTTAAAAAAAAAACAAAATGGGATATAGAACTTACATTGGTAAAATACCAAAAACGGAATGGGAAAAAATAACTGATTTGTCTCGAGACGAATTGTATAAGTTAAAAGATGAGGACCCGGAAGACGGATGGGTTAGTATGAATCAAATCTGTGAAGAATTATATGAATTTGGAAAATACACCGAATTCGATAATGAAAAATTTTACACACCTTTCTTTAGAAATAAAGAAACTCAAGATTGGTATGCGTCCGACCATGATTTCCATTTAGTTGGAAAAGATTTTTTTGAACATGTGATTGACCATTATGTTGAATTAGTTAGAAAATATTTCCAAAACATATTGAAACCATTTATTAATGAAGAAACCAATAGACCCGACTTTAATGGGGATATGTTCAGTGCAGAGCGTAAAATGGGGATAATGGATTGTATGGAATATGTTCGTGGAATGGCACAAGAATGGGGTGTTGCAAGCTTCTTTGATGATACTCGACCATTCAAATTAGGTGGTGATGTAATTACAAATTCTTGGAAATACGAATATTCAATTTTTGAATTGGTTAGAATTTACAAAACATTCGATTGGGAAAATGATTACTTAGTTTATTATGGATGGTAATAATAAAATAGATAAAGAAAGAGAAATATATTTCTCTTTTTTTGAACTTAATTGTGGTGATGAAATGAAACCTCATGAAGGTCATTCTGCAAATGCAATAATTAATTCGACATTACTATATAGAGATTACCTTTTATTTTATAATAATGATTTACTTGTCATGTCTGAAAACTATTTCTCAGGAACAAAAGAGAAATTTAGGATGTATTTGAAAGAATGGGCTTCAGAAAAATTTAACCTAAGGATTAAAGAGGTGATTTAATTAATTAAGGTCATATTTATAACTATGAAAGTAATAATTACAGAAGAACAGAATGAACGAATTATTAAATTGATGAAAAATTTCGCCAATCAATATTCTGAGGAACGAGTAATTCGCACCGATGTTGAGATTGAATACTTACCCGAAAGAGGTCAGTATATAATTTATCCCACATTTTATGTGAAAAGTAAAAATAAGTTCCCACATCACATTTACAAACATATTTTATCTCAAAACCTTGAAGATATGTTTGGTGTTCCCGTTTATTCCACTTCAGCCCGAGTTAAAGAAATCTAATTTATGAAATACATTATCACAGAAAGTCAATTAGACCGAGCAGTATTGAAATACCTTAACATTAATTATGGTGATTTAACTCCATATAAAACGGACAGAGAGCCTAACCACATTTTCTTTATGAAAGATGATGAAGTTATTTTTGATTACAATAAAAAAAATAAGGATGTTTATATCTCTTATGACATTTGGTCATTTTTGGAATCCTTTTTTGGGTTGGAATATAAAGAAATACAATATCTAACAAAAGAATGGGTGGAGGAACATTACAAATTAAGAGTGAAAACAACAAACAAGCCTATTATAGCAGCTCCTGCTGTGTGGAGGAACATTACAAATTAGGTAATTTATGAAATATATTATAACTGAATCTCAATATAGTTTATTAACGGAATCATTACCACCTGAGGTCCGAAGAAGATTACCATTCAAAAATTTAATGAATGATATGAAAGTTTGCAATTATGATGATGTTGGTGAATTTATTGGAGATGCTTGTGATTCTTTAGTTGAAATGTATCACGATTATTTTGTGAACGATTTTGATTATGTTTTACAACCAAAAGAAAAAGACGCACTTTACCATTATTTCGTTGATAATTTCCGTGATTACTTGGTTAAATATTATAAAAATATGTGTGCTTAATTTAATTTTGGAATATTTTTTGATAAACTATAAATAAAAATTACCATGAAAAAAATTTTATTGATTTTATTAACATCGTTTTTGTTATTATCTTGTGGAACCTACCAAAATGTTCAATCTCAACCAAGAATAACACATATTTTAGCAATAAATGAATTAGGACAAGAAGTTCAAGTTCCATTATCGGTATTTGAAAGAGAATTTGACCCTTTTTATTATGATAGATGGAGATTCCATTGGAACAATCAGTGGTATTTTGGTTCAAATTGGTGGTTTTACTTCAATGACCCGTATTGGGGACCAAGAATTCATAGACATTATCGTCACCATAGAAATTATTACAATATTGGGTATAGAAGTGTTAGAAATTCAGGACATAGAGGTGAAGTTAGACCAAATAATCATCAACAAAACACACCAAGGACAAGAGAAATTCAACCAAATACCCCAAGAACGAGAGAAATTCAACCAAGCACTCCAAGAACGAGAGAATATCAACCAAGCACTCCAAGAGTTAGAGGAAATTCAAGTTCACCGAGAAGAGGATAATCAAAACCCACTTATGTGGGTTTTTTTATTTGACAATCCAAAAAAAATTACCTATCATTTAATTCCATAAAGCAATATTTTATGGTAAAAACAAAATACTTCTCGTTCCTTAAATTCAACAAATTTAGGTTCGGAGACCAAGTCGTAAGTCAATTCGTATTATTCGAATGTAAATGGCTCTTCTCAATCATCTTTTTCTATTTCCACAAATCAAATTCGTCTCAAGACCGATTCCATACCCACGCATTCAATGCTTGGTCCATCAAATTATTTGGTGAATACGATGAGCACATCTTGGATGATGAAACCACCGGTGAATACCATATCGTTAGAAGAAAAAAAACATTGGTGTATTTCCCTCGAGATTCATATCACCGAATCGCCAATAGCAACGGATGCATGACCCTACTATTCTCAGGTCCATGGAACAAACAATGGAAAGAATATATTGATGGTGAAGTGATTTATTATGGGTGGGGTAGAAATTAAATTTTATTTTATGTATTATTATTGATTATGGAACAAAAATATAAAATACCCGAAGAGTTTAAAGTTGTAGTTAAAAAACTTTATAAAGAGATTGAAGAAATTGAAGTTCATGATGTTGAAACAATTATGTTATATAACCCAATTGACTTTAATCCTGTTGAAAAATTTACAATTCATCTTAAATTAAAACTTGAAAAATATGGAAATCATTTACCATTGCGTCAAAAATATGGTGATGATATTACAACCGCATTTACATATACTTATCCGGATATTGATTTCATAAAATTTACCGTGAGAAGTTTTATTGATGAACCAAAAAAGACAAATCGAGAAATTATGATGGAATTGTTTTCTGCGAAGTAAATCAATTATTCCGAGTATTTATTGATATGAATAGATTGGAAGAGATTGGTTATAATTATTTAAATACATTATATGCCGGATATAAAAAATCCGGAAGAAGACCTGTAACCTATGGTAATAGTCAGGAAGTTTATTATTCATATGAAAAAGATGGAGATAAGTCATTTGAATATGATTGGGTTGATGGGTTAATTAAAATCAAAAAATCCGATTATAATATGTTGGAAAATATGTTTGGGTTGAATACGAGACAAATTTTAAAAATTTATAAACAATTTGTTTTTGATAAAGTGGGTGATGAAAGAATATTTAATCCTAATACTCGATTTGACCTCCAATTAATGAAAACTTGGTAATATGAAATACATTATAACGGAAGAACAATTCTCCACAATTCAAACAAAAAAACCTGAATTTATCGTCAAAATGATAAAAAATCTGTATGAATCTATGGGTATGGAAGGGATTTGCGAATTAGATACGGGATATGATGAAGAAGATAATAATTTTTATTGTTATTTAGTTATTGATAAAGATTGGTATTTGGAAAATCCTTTGGAAAAGGACCTTAAAAATGTTAAAATTCGTAAATATGTTAAGGATTTTAAGGAAAAAATAAACAATTATATGGGGATTTATCTATATGTTGGAACATATGTGAATCCATTACCTTGTGAATCATGAAATACATTATAACAGAAAGTCAATTCGACATTTCAATTTCAAAATATATCTCCGGTTATTTCGGAGGGTTGAGAGAAATTGATTCACCACAAAACAATATTAAGTATTTTGTCGATGAAAACAAAAAGGTGGTTTTTTATTATTCCACAGATTCCGGTAATTTATATATTGAAACACCAGGACTTAAAGAACATATTGTCAATCTTCTTGAAAATGTTTTTGATTTGGGATATTTTAGAGCTATGAGAATATTAGAAGAATGGTTTTCGGATAATTATGGAATTAACATATATAAAATTTACCAATCATGAAATACATTATAAGTGAAAGCCGTTTGGATGAATTTAAATCTTCTTATCTTAAATCAAAATCAATAAATGTCGAGGCCTTTGGTGATTTTATAACAATATCAAGTACCAATAGTGAAAATAATGATGAATGGGAGAATGATGTTTGGTTGGAGTATGATAGGGAAGATGGGAGATTATACGTTGATTCCGGATTTATGAAATCATTTTCGGATATGTTTTTTGGTGATGATGAAAATGCTTATGAATATTTAACCAATTGGTTTGAAAATGAATTTGGGTTTGTTGTTGTGTATGTTGAATCTTAGTATTCTCGTCTAAAAAACCAAGATGATGGAGTTTCGTTAAAAACAAAATCTAATCCATTTGAACAAATCCAAAATTTTATGTTATAATCGACTCCTTTATATGATGTAAATTCATAACAATTACCACATTGGTTTTGATTAGGACTTGTTGTTGTTTGGTTAAGATATTTAATTTCAGTCCCACCAATAATTTTTGTATTAGATACTGTCGCCCAAAAATTATCACTACCTTCAGACACTATTTCAACCCACTCATCCCAACCATTACGAGTTAGTGGGAGAAGTTTTCTTTGATTAACTCCATTAATATTTGGTGTTAAACTGGTTTCGGTAAAATCTGCAAACCAAAAATTATTGTTTTTTATAAAATTTACTATATGTGTTCCCATATTGATAAATACTTTTATTATAAATTTGTTTTTTTTATTCCAAAATATTTTTTTATCTTTGTCGTGTAATTTAAAAATATAAAATATCATGACACAAGAAGTTGAAAACAAAGTTAGAGATTATGTATTATCTCACTACAAACAAACATTTACTCCGGACACTCCAATGTTTATTAAAGAACACGACACCCATTTTACCGTGAGTAAAAACCAAACTGCATCTCCAATTATTTTAGGTAAGAAAATTTTAGAATAGTATTATGTGGGCTGCGGAGGCAAATCTAAAAAGAAGGTTATTACTTTCCGAGAAATATGAGCACCCTGACGACATAATTGAAATTCCAAAAGGAACCAAGGTCACCATAACCCGAGGTAGAGAACAGAAATATTGTCTGTGGCATTCCGTTGGGTTATGGGATATTGATGAAATGTATATTGACGAAGAAACTATTTCAGTAATATCCGAAAATTAAATTCCATGAATGAAGTTAGATTACAACGACTTATTAATTTAATGATGGGACATCTCAAACCTGAATGGGTTTGTGAATGGCGTATTTATGTAGATAGTTTTTCCACATGGTCTCAAAGTTATTTATTAATCATACATATCACAATTAACCCTGAGGATTATGAATATATCACATCTCAGGGGTCATGGAAATTTGGAATAATTAAAAGAGATATTAGTGATTATGTCCGAGAATATGTTTCAAATTATTTTGAAGAATGTAATATCAAATCTTGTGATTTTTTTATTGATTCCTCATTGTCGAATATGTTTAGTGAATCTTATTTTAAAGAAATAATTTATGTTTGATATTTATTGTTAAAATATAATATCATGTCAGTAATAAGTTTTGTGGTTTCTTCTGCCAGTACAAAAGAAGATGTGTTTATCAATTTAACTCCAACATTTACAATCTATGTGGAAGATTTGGGTCTATGTGATGATTGTAATCAAATTGTTGGTAATTGCTATCCTTGTTTGCAAATAACACAAACAATTTATAGTAATCCTGAATTAACCGATGTTGTTGGGAATGGGTATTACCATTATACTGATAGTATTGATACAAATTATAGTGCGGTTTGGCACATATTTGACGGAAAACCCGTTAGTGAAGGATTTTATAATTAACATTTAATGGAAGAAGCGTTAAAAAAATTATTACTTACAATGTTGAAGGATGAATATCCTCAGATTATGGGTATAGTTGTTTCCTCTACAGATTTGGGTACTTGGACCAACTATCGTGTCGGTCTTGGAATAAAATATAGTGATTTACTTGAGTTAGATAGTAAACAACAAGAAATATTAAAAGATAAGGTTAAAAATTTATCAAAATATCTTTTAGACAAAAATGAGTATTTTGAACGAACTTTTTTCTACGACCCGAATCAATTTTAATAAAAAAAATACATCCCACCATTGCCGGTGGGATTTTTTTTGTATATTTGCATAATGAATCACTTAAGTTATGACAAATAAAGAATTATTTTTAACATTTTTTGAAGTTGAAAGTGCCACAATTATCGGTATTAAATATCGGAATAATGAGAAAATTCAATTAATCCTTATGCCGACCGATAAAAACAAATTTATGGATAAATTACCTGTCAGGCTTTTAATTGATGATGATGTTGATGAACACTATTCTCGTATTATGGGAAATTGTGATGAGATGTTTAAGTTATTTAAATATTTGGGGTTAGATGTAAGTGATATTATGGAAATTTGTCGTGAGATTCATAATGATTTTGGTTCCAAAAAACTAATTGTTCCTTATTAGTATTTATCATTATGAAGTATATTATCAAAGAAGAAAAATTAGAAAGTTTAATAAAACTATATATTAATAATTTATATAACGATTTAACTTGTAAGATAAATCCTGACGAGGTTATTTGGTATAGAGATGGGAGTCCGGTTGCTAAAATTTTGAAAGAAAATACAACTTATTTAAGGTTAAATAAAAATGATTTTTATGGTTTATTAAATACATTTTCATTGGAATGGGACGAAGAGACAGATTTGAAATTAAGAAAACTAATAATACCTTACTTAAAATTTAATGGTGGAAGTGAAGCAATACCAATACTAATAGATTTAGGATTTATAACTCAAATAACAAATATTGGATTACCGAGTAATTTATAGTTAAGATATTTATTATAAAATACTTATCATGTCAAAATCAAAAAAAGAAGGGAAACCAAAAAAGAACCGAAGAAATGTTGTTAAAAAATTAAAGTTGATGAATAACAACAATGAAGTTCTTAGTCGTTTAAAAAACGAACTTTAAATAATTAACCTCACATAAGTGAGGTTTTTTTTTTGTTTATATCATTTCATTTTCATATCTTTGTGAAAAATTTATATCATGCAAAAACATACGGTAGAATATTATGAGTGGTTTGATATCCAAAAAGAAATATGTAAAGAAATGGGTATTGAAGAAGAATACTTTAGAGATTACCATAAAATAGTCGGTGGTGAATATAAAGATTGTTGGCACATTTGGTTGGAGTATTTTCAAGAAGATATTACTAACGGAACTATTGTTCATAATGATTGCGATGAGAGAATGGATGTTAAATTGGAATGGATAAAAAGAGAAGGTGATGAATGGGCGACACCATTTGTTGAAGCGGTGTATCGAGTGTGGGATAAGTTTGGAATTGAATATATAAAATATAGTTGGTAAATTATGGCGAGTAGTAGTAGTATTAGTCGATTTATAGAACGATTTAGAGCACAACCTGAACCTCCGAGTTTTTATGAACAACAACAACGAGCGAATAATGGACCTTGGGGACAAGGACCTATAATAACTCAAGTGGGAGGTGGTGTACCATCATCCACGGTAGGTTTTCATTTTGGTGGTGGAGAAACTATTGAATTGGATGTCACTCCATTAAATAGATTTATTAGTAATTTATTTCCTTTTGTAATTGAGACATCTTTTTTGAGAGTTAATAAATTTAAATACTCTGACGGGAGAGATAAATTTGAATCACCAAAAATTAAATTTATTGTTTCTCCGGCACATAGGGCAGAACTTTATGATGAGGATATTGAAGATAAAGTTAAAGCTTACATTCGTGCTAAATTAAGACCTTTATTAGTTTCAATGTATGAGGTTGATGGGATGAGTTTAGAAATTCATTTTGGTTCTCAACGCTCGGAAACAATATTAGAATACTTAAAAGATGAATGATGGAATTGACTGATGACCAAAAAAAAGGATTGGAAATGATGGTTAGGGTTTTAAGTAAAAAATATCCATTTATTATTGATGCGTCTCCAAACATAGTAGATTTAACACAATATACTACATTATTAACCATAAAAATAATCATGAGTAAATCAAAACTTGAGGAGTACTTTAAGAAAAGAGCTGATAATGATTGGGATGAATTTTGGAGATTTTCTAATATATTTTATCCAAACCCGGACCCTGAAGATTTAATCATATCTGAGATAAAAACTTTAGGTGCGATGTTTTATGAATCAATAACTGAGGAATATCAGTTTAAAACCGGATTACCCTCACAACGCTTCAGAAGAGTAAAAATTAATTCATTTTCATTACAATGACACAATTAGAAAAACAAATTATAAAAGTAATTGACGATAAATTTGGTTTTCCTTACATGACTTATGATAAGGCCGAACAGACATGGACCAATGAACATTTTTTATATGACATTAAAACTCAAACCATTTATAGTTCCGATGTTGTTAAAATGACCTTATCAAAAAAATATGGGACAAAATTTATCGAAAATAATTATCCCAACTTAATCACCAAATGGTTTAAGATGAGTAATAAATATGATGTAAAACACGTCGAGTAGTATTTATTGAATATGACAAATAAGGATATAAAAATAACTTTAGAAAAAATATCAAACACGATAGCCAAACCGGAAGGTGTTGAGTATGTTTATATTCGTCAAATAAAATCTCCTTCGGAATATGATTATATTAGTTATTTCTTTATAGTTCCTGACGATAGTGAATTATTGAAAGACCAGAAAAATAGTTCAAAAATTATGAGGAAGTGGCAAGATAATATTTTGAAATACTATAATTTGTATATTGGGGAACCTTTAAATGTTATTCAAAGTACGATAATAAAAAAGTCCGACTTTGAATATTTGATTAAATCAAAGAAAAATGGAATTAAATAAAATCATAAAGAAAGTATTACGGGAATCAATTATTGATTGGGATTTACATCATAAGATAAATAAAACTCCCATAATAATTGAAACCGAATTTAAATACACTCAGGAGAATCGAAAATTAAACTTAATTCAAAATTACTTGGATAATATTTTGGTTCCGGGAAATGATTTAATTTGTAAGGCAGAAATTCATAAACATAGCAGTCAAGACGAATACTTTGTAACTCTTTGGATTAATACTACAAGAGCACTCACCAAAGATGAATCTGAGGATTTAGTTGATATAACTTGGTATGAAATCTACAATATGTTTGAAATACCTGTCTCTGTCAGAAGAATAAAATCTGAATGTTAAAAAAATATAACCCTCCATCTCCGGAGGGTTTTTTATTTGAAAAATATTTCATATCTTTACCAAAAAATAATTTATGGAAAACTCACATATAGAAGAATGGGATTTAAGAGGTTGGATGGGAGTCGAAGAACCAACACCTCATGCTCAACGAGAGTGGAATAAAACTCTTATCAATAAAATAATGATGATATCAAATAAGATACACCAATCATCAAGACGAGGAGGTGCGGATACTATAATAATGCATCCGGAACTTGAAATATTATTACATCCTGACCAGTATGATGATTTTAGAAAAAAATTATTGGGTAGGTTTAATGTTGTTTTAGACCCAACAATGGAAAAAGACCGAATAGAAATTAACAATCAAGAAATATTAGAAGATTTACAATTTATTCCATTCACAAATGATGATGAAAATACAATTGAATTTAAACCTCTTATTTCTTGTAGTGAAGATGAAATCATCAAATATATTGAAGGACTTGTTGGATTTGTAATTATTGAAAACATTTAATATGAATAAGTGGGAACAATTTGAATACATTCTTAAACAAGTTTTACCCTCATACATCCATTTCACCCGTTTGTCTTGCGATGTGGAAATAAATTATGAGACCTATAATACATTCGAATATAAATGGACCTTGGAGATTAAAAAAAATTGTGGATTATATGAAGAAATTATAAATTTATCCACATTTTGTGATATAAAATGGGACGATATGTATTGGTCTCCTGAATATATGAAATTAGTGTCCTATATTGACTCAAAAGAAAAAATAACACCAGTATATTGGTAAATTAAAAAAATAGAAAATATGAATAACGATGCTTTACAGGAATTAACCGAATATCATAATAATGTTTATGGACAATTAATAAGTGATTTCCTAATCAGAGAATTAAATTCATTTCAGGGGAGTAGTAATCCTTGTTGTGAGATAGAATTACCTAAAGAAAAAAAATCGGAAAAACCAAACTTCAATCAAACAAAAAAATAGTATTATCTGTGGTATTTATATTATATGAAATACATTTTATCTGAAGAACAATATAATTTCTTAACGGAACAACGAAAAAGTGTTATACAACATTTCTTAGACAACAAGTATCCGGGTATGAAAAGATTACGAAAACGACCAACCAAAAATATGATGTTTGGTAATGGTTTTAAATATTTTAATCCTGATTCTAAAGAGGTGTTATTTCATGTGGTTTCCGGAGGTCCTGTGTATTGGAAAGGTGGAGGAGTGACAGAGCCAAAATATCCCGGAGTTAGATTATATGTGGACACCCAATTATATAGAGATTTAGAAGGTTATTTAGGTGATATTGAAGATGATTTATTGAAATGGTTTAATGAAACCTATAAACAGAATGTCGATAGAGTAATTGAGGGGATTAGATAGTAATGAAAGAAGCTATTAGACATATACTTAAAGAATATTTGAATGAGATAGTGACTTCAATACCTATTTCATCACCAAAACCGCCCGCATGTCAAAAATTCTTCAATAGATTAAAAAACGAATTCCCAAAAACACCGGAATATGTCTTAAGAGAATTTACTAATAACTCATTATGTAATAATAAATCAACAATAAGATTAATAAGCAACCAATATTTTGGAGACCCAATACCTTATTTAAGTAAATTAACATATGATTACCTAAAAGGTCCTTGGAAATTAAAAATTTTGAATGTAAATCCTGAAGATTTTGATGAAAATACAATAAATGCGTTTATTGAGAGAGATTTCGGTGAAATTGATGCTTATTTTGTCCCAAATGATAAAGAAAGGATGGATATTCAGAAAAATTTAGCCACAACAACAGGTAAAAACGAACCTATTATTGTGGTTAAACATAAAAATGGTAAATATGAGTTAATTGAAGGGTGGCACCGAACAATGTCTTCATTAAAACTTGGAGATAATGGTGAAGACCTCAAAAATTGGGATAAAGTTAAGATTAGAGCTTTCGTTTTAGAGAAATAATCCCTCAATATTTCGTTTTCCCTCTAAATTTGAGGAATGAACCCTAATTTCGGGTAATTTTACCTCATTATTTTCACAATAATCAATTAACCACTGAGCGGCATCATATCCGGTATTCCCTTTTAACGATTTATAGTCAATATTTGATTGATTTTCGGTTAAATAGTGTTCCTGAGTCAAATCATGGTCAAAAGATACTAATTTTGGTACACCATATCTTTGAATAAAGTTCACAAATTGGTAATAATCCCTCACAATAACCCAAGTTTCATTTTCCTCATAAATGGGGTCAATTGTGTTCTTGAATACATCGTAAGGGGTTCTATTGTCGTCTAAAAATAATTTCATACTGCAAAAGTAGTGAATTAAAGTTTAACTTCAAAACGATTTTTCATTATTTCCAATTTATCTTCGGGAACTCCGTGTTCATTAACTCCTTCGTGTCTATTTTCAACAATTAAAGAATAAACTCTATACCCGTGTTTTTCAGCCAAGTCAAAGTATGGTTTCATTTCCCACTCTTGGGTGAATGTATTTGATACAATAATTCTCTTAGTCCCAATTTTAGGATTATCAAGTGCTCTCATACTTTTTTCAGTACTTTCTTGACACCAAGCGTGAGCGTCTTTTAATTTTGTAAAATCAAATTGATATTCACCATCTTTCATAAAAAACATATCCGCTTCAATATGAATACCACCGATTGATTTTGCTAATGTTGATTTACCACTTCCAGGTAATCCTCTTAATAAAAATAATTCTTTCATCTTATTTAATGTATTGTCTTTTAAATCTTGTTTGTTTCTCATTTAATATAATGATGTATTTTTTTCCGGATTTAGTTTTATAAACTTGGAATCTCATCGTATCAATGTAATACCATTCTTCAGTGTATGAATAATCCTTAATCCTTTGTTCCACACTACATGAAAGTAATGTGAATAAAAACGCAAAGATAATAATTTTTTTCATTTTATTTTTTCGTAAAAAGGTCTCTCATCATTCTGTTGGCTATTTCGGTCATTTTATCGAGTTCTTCTTTATTACCGAAATTCATGTTGGACGGTTTATTCCAATCCATGTTTAATTGGTTAGGGAAGTTTTTAATTCTATTTTTATATTCTTTCACCAAATAAAGTGCTAAGATAAAAAAAGAAATTAAAATAAGACAAAGAATTGTTAAAATAATGTTTAAGTATATCATAATATTTTTTTTCACAAATATATTAAAAATAAATCATCAAATCAAAATAATAGTTGGAATTATTAATTAAATTTGATATACTTAAACAAAAATATAAAACATGAGTAAAGTAAAAATTTCAACAGACAAGGGAGATATGATTGCCGAATTATACGACAACGAGACTCCAATTACAACTGACAATTTCAAAAAATTAATTAACGAAAAATTTTACGATGGGTTAAACTTTCATAGGGTGATTCCAAATTTCGTAATTCAAGGAGGATGTCCTAATGGTACGGGAACCGGTGGACCGGGTTATAACATTCCATGTGAAGTAACTGCAGAAAAACAATTCCATGACAGAGGAGTCTTATCAATGGCACATGCCGGTCGTAATACTGGAGGGTCTCAATTCTTCATTTGTCATAACAGACAAGGAACTCAACACTTAGACGGGAACCATACTTGTTTTGGTAAAGTGGTTGAAGGTTTAGAAGTTATTGATTCAATCCGACAAGGAGATAAAATCAATTCAATTACTATTTTGGATTAAAAATTAAAACCCCCACATTTGGGGGTTTTTTGTTGTATTTATCTATTAAAGGTATTTATATTATTATGGGAAAGAAATACAAAGTTAGATTAACCGAACAACAACTAATGGACCTAATCACCAAACAAGTGACCGGGAAAGATAGTACTGATGTTTTAAAAGATTTTATAAAAAAAATAACAACATCAAAAACTTCAACAGATTCATCAAATGGGGAATCACCAATAATATCATCTGATGATGAATTCACTCAATTGGACTTAAACACACCTGAAGGATATGACGCATATAAAAAAATTGCAGATAAATATATTGATACTAGAAGTTCAAATCTTTTGAATATAAATGGTAGTATGTTGGCAGATGCTGCGAAAAACACATATAATAAACATAAATCTTATGTTCCACCTGAATTGGCTCTTGCTCAATTAGCTGCTGAAGGAGGATTTTCAAATAACCCCAACGCTCGACCAATTAGAACTAAAAATCCGTTTAATGTTGGGAATGTTGATAGTGGTAAAAATGTTAGTCATGGGTCAGTTCAAAGCGGTATTCAATCCTATTATGATTTGATGGGTAGAAAATATTTGTCGGGAGGTAAAACTGCGTCCGACTTAATTAACAATTTCGTTAATGTTAAAGGACAAAGATACGCATCAAGTAAGGATTATGAGAACATGGTGAAAAAAATATCATCACAAGTGAATCAAATGTCTCAACCAATATATGCATCTTTAGTTAATAAATCACAAACAGGATTAGCGTAATATGAAAAAAAATAATCGTAGAGTTGAAAGATTATTGGATGCATTTTTTGAACACGATACGGTTCATAATTATCCTGTAATTAGAATCGAAAAAGAAATAAGGTCAACCTACGATGGAGATTACCCTTTTTTTGGTATAGTATATAATGCGGTAGAATGCACTGAAGGTCATGTTGATATGTTAGTTGACCAAGTTAGTAAATATACCGGATTAAGAGAGGGAAGAGATTATTGGATTGGAGTGACTTGGGAATTAACAGAATAGTATGAAATACATTATAACTGAAAGTAGATTAAACCAAACGGTTAAAAATTTTTTAAACAACACATTGGATGTTGAGAATATCAATTGGACTCCATTAACCGATGATTTCGGTAATGAAGAAGATGCAATTGAATTTTATTTGGGGGATTACATGGATGACGAAACATTATTCAGGTTATATGGTGAAGATTATTGGAATGAAAATTCCGACTATAGAAAACCATTAAGTCCAATGCTATATATTGAGAGCCAAGAACTTCTTAACTCATTAGAAGGTTATTTTAATGATAATTGGAAAGAAGGGTTTAAAGAGTGGTTTGTTGAAACATTTAAAATTCCGGTTAATACAATAGATTATTACTTATGATTACTGATGCTCAAATTAAAGGACTTGAAAAATTACTAAATAGTGATGTTATTAAGAATATCTACCCAGTTATTGGTGAGATTGAAGTTTATAATAGTGAAAACCCTTTTGATGTTCTTGAAGATACATTACATCTAAACATTTATTTAAATAACCCTGACGCAAATAAAAATAATTTATGGGATAAATTTAATTTTGACGAATATTATTTAGTTGACCATCATGTTCGAAAATTATTACCCTATATTGGTATTGATAATAATAAGACATCAATAAGGTTTAGCGTGTATGATACAAATTTTGATATGATTAAGACAAACGATATATAATATGAATTTTATTAAATTTTTTATAGTATGGATGGGTTCCAATTTGGCAGTTCCATTTTGGGTAGTTGGTCATGTTCATTTAACCATGAATGTGTATGAAGACATTTATGAAATTATGGCATCATTTGGGATGAATATCTTGGTATTGATGGCGTTTTGGTTGGAATGGAAAAAACATAAAAAAGAGGGTGATGAAAGTAATAGTTAAACAAAATCAATTAAGTAAATTTCTTACTAAGTTTTTAAGTGAGGATGGAAAAGAATATAACTCAACAATGATTGTGAAATTTTTGAAATACCTTCATATAATTGGTAAAGATGAGGAAATTGGTTTATATATTCTTAAACAAATCAAAAAAGAAAATTTAACAAGTTATGACATCAAACATGAATTTTTAAAAACGGAAGTAAGATTTTCAATTAAAACATTCCCTTTCAAATTATTGGCCAATAAAATAATATTTAATAGAGGCGGTCGTGATATGGAATTTAGTTTAACATCACCAGTCCTTGGAGATGATATTGAATTGGATATTAGTTATTATGTACTAAAGAAAATATACTCACAATTATTTAATTATCGATAACTAATTACATTCTGTAATAAAAGATTATATTAAAAAAAAAACAAGATATTATGTCAAATTTAACACAAGCAGAAAAAGCGATATTGTATAATGATATGCTTATGAGATATCAAAGATTACAAGAAGAGGTAAGACAAATAAAAGCCGCGAACTTTGAATTGTCTGATAAAGACCAACAAAGAGTTAATCAACTTGAGGCTACAATGAGAAAATTGTTCAACGATACTCAAAAATTATATTTGTAAAAACAAAAAAAACCTCAATATGAGGTTTTTTTTATATTTTGAACTTAAATCCGGTTAATTCTTCGATGACTTGTAATTTAACCACATTATTTTCAATTCCATCAGGTTTATTTGTGGTATTGTCAAACAAATATGACTTCCATTCTTTGGTTTTTTTAATATAAATCACTTTCCAACATTGTTTTGGAACCGCAACTTTACCAATTCGTTTAATTTCACCAATATTTCCACACCAAACTTTAATACTATCACTTTGTATTGACATTTGACGAGTTAAAGTTTCTAATGATTTCCAATCACCAGCATTTAAACTATGATATTGTGCAGACATATTCGAAAAATAAAAACATTCGTCTTGTACCTGTTGAGTTTGACAAAGATTATCGGCTGCTGGCATCATATGACCTCTATCAGTGCCACTACCAACATAATCTTTGGATAAATCAGTTTCCTTAGGTAATTGTGGGTCCGGTTTAAAATTGTCTTTTCGTTTAAGTGGTTTTTCACAACTTACCATAGATTTTGTCACCCACCATTCAACCAAAACCGGGTAATGTTTAGTTTTACTAAAAACTGTTGTATAATTAGTGTGTTTGATTCTTATCGTGTCTTGACTAAAAGATTGTAGAGACGATAAAATAATTACAAATGTTAATAAAAATTTTCTCATAATCATAAATATAAGAAATGAATATTTCTCACAAACATAAAACAATTTGGTGGGCCCCCGAAAGATGCGGGACCAAGGCAACTGCACACATATTTGAACATTTTAATTTTATTTATGAAATGAAATGTGGTAATACGGTTAAAAAATCTAATTATCAGTCTCATGAAATATCAATACCATCCGGGGATAGTAGTGATTATCAGGTAATTTGTAGTATTAGAAATCCGTATGATAGAATGTTAGGTCTTTTTTTGAATTTTGTGAGTGTTGGTGCATCATTTTATTACGATAAAAATAATCATGAACAATTTGTCTATAATTTTTCATCATTTATCGATGAATTGTTTAAAGTTAAAGAAATTATCCCAAGAATAGATAAACCAATTAACGAAAATAAAATTATCCTTGAAAATTATGTTTCAAAATATAATTTTGATGTTAAAATCCCCAAACATTATATAAGAATTGAAAATATTATTAATGATTTGGAAAAAATTGATTTTATTAGAGAAAGTTCAATATGGTCATCAGGTTATATTGAGAATTATCTAAGAAAAAATGAACATCTTAACAATCATTCAGTTAAATTTAATTCGGTGTATACATTTGAATCTGCGAAAAAAGTGTATGAGTATCATAAACAATATTTCTTATTGTTAGGGTATGACCCTTTTTCATTTACCACTCAAGAATTAACGAATGAGGAAAAAATGAATTTTATCCATGGAATATTATAATTATTGATATATTTATAGGTATGGGAAATAAAAAATTTACAATAACGGAATCAGAAATTGAGTCAATCAAAAAAATGTATATGATTGAACAATCTGATGAAAAAGAAGATAGAAATTTTTGTCATAGCGGAAATGTTAAGACATTAGAAGATATTGTTGGTAATGATGAAATGGAGGATTACATTGAAGGTGTTACTATTAGAAAAAATGGTGTAAACGGTCTTGTTGATAGATTAGAGTTATTGAAAACACTTAGGTTACATCCAAAAGTATCTGACGGAGGAGAACATTTGGCGTCAGAAATAATGAATCACCTTAAATCGTTTAAACCTTACAATTACTTTGACGAAACTAAGAAAGAGTGTAATAAAGTAATGGATAAGATAATTGAACTTTACAAAGAAAATGAACATGGTGAAGAGTTGGTTAAAGATATTGAAAAAGTTTATGCAATGAACCATGTATCTCCGAGAGCTAAAGAGTTCTTGAAACACGGAATTTCCATGATTAAAGGTCAATAAGTTGAGTTTATAAAAAATATTATTTATAATTAGTGTTCCAATTAGGGACACTTTTTTTTATGTCAACACAATCACATATCAATAAGGTAGAGTTAAAGGCGAATTTACTTTCGTACCCGTCACATGTCGGTGCTCCAAAAATTGAACCCACGGATTTAACATCGTTTAAAAAAAACGGAACCGACCGGGTGAATAAAATTTATGACACAAAATATAAAGAATTATTACGAGACGCAGAGAACCTTTATAATTCATTTTTAATTAATCAAGAGGTCTATGAGTCATCTTATAGATTTGAACCCATTATAGGTCAAATTTACCACTTATACGAAGATGATAAAGGTAGGAAGTTCTTGTCTTTAATTGAACCATCAACATGGAGACAAAAACATCTCTATTCGGCGATTTTAAATTCTGATATGACATGGACAAAAATAGAGTAAAGAAATTATGTGAGACAATTTTGGAGATGTCATTTAGCGGAGCCACAATTTGTGATTTCGATATGACACCAACTTACGAATACAATAATGAAGCCAATAAATGGGTTCCGGATTCACACGCATTATTTATTCAAATTAAGTCAGTGGATTCGATATCGAGAGGTCAAGGTACAAGAGACATACAAACCACCTTAGAAGGTTTGTTGGGCTTCGAGTGTTGTGTAGATTTTGCCTAACTAGTTCTAGTACTAGTGCTTATTTTTATTTTTGTTTTTTTTTTAGTTTTATATTATTATATTATTATTCTATTAAGAATAATAATTATTCCCGTCTCGACCAAAATCCAATTTTTTTATTAACATTAACATATTTATTTATAAAATGTTGAAAATATGCAAAATGATTCCCTTTGGACAGTTTTAATAACCGCAATCACCGTATTAGGTTCAGCAAGTGCTTGGAGATTTTACGAAAAAAGAGCCTTAAGAAAAGAAAAAGATGAAGATTTTATCAGACATGATTGTCGTGATAGGATTGGAAAATTAGAGGTATTATTACAAGAAAGTTCGAAAGAGAAAGATAGTATGAGAGAAACTATTTTGAAACTTACCGAACAAGTCGCCCAATTAGCGATTAAAGTTGAATATCTTCAGAAAGAAAACAACGAATTACATATTGCGTTGAATAAAAAATAATTTAGACATCAAACCTCACATAGGTTTTTAATTTTAGTTCAGGAAAAAAATAAACTATTGCGTCTTGTAATAGAACATGAGCTAAAACATCATTAGTGGTGTCTTCATTAATCACATCTCCTAAAATTACCACAGCTTCTAACATAATAGAATTATCTTTCACACCCCAATTCAGGGTGTGGATTTTAATTCGAGAATTTTGACCATAGAATTCCCGAACCGCATCACCACGAAAATCGTTGATGTAGGTTTCAATTAATTTAAAAAATCTGCGTTTATTGTCCATTATAACAATAAATATATGATTTTTTTCTCGATAAAACCAAATTATTTACCCTGACCTTTATAAGTTTTTTGGTAATTCTTTGAGTTTTTTAATTTTGAAGTTTTTGTTTTTGAATGAACACCAGGTCTTTTAACTTTTGGTTTATCTAATTTTACCGATGAATTCGATGATGTGTTTGATTTTGCCATTATTTTAACTTTTATAAATAAATATCACAATTTAAAATCTTGTTAGTGGAAAATAATTGTGATTATATAGGTTTTAATGGAAAAAAAATTGAAAATTAATCGATAATAAGTTTTATAATGGAAAATAGATATTTTTTTGATATTTATAGGTAAGTAAATTACCAAATATTATGAAAAAATTTTTTAGTGAGTTATTCAATGATGATAACTCAATCAATGAAAAAAGTGTTGTTGGCTTTTTAGCTTTCATCATGATGGTGGCATTCGCAGTTGCGGATATTATCACAGGTTATTTAGGTCAAGACCTAGTAATAAACGAGTTTATCTTTAATGCCTTTATGTGGTTAGTTTTAGGTTCATTTGGTATCGGTTCGGTTGACAAATGGATAAATAAAAATAAAGGTGAAGAAACTGAAGAGTAAATTTTAAAACCCCTCCTATTCGAGGGGTTTTTTATTTATTGAGGTATTTATAAGTATGAAAATTAAAATTACTGAATCTCAATATAAATTATACTTACAAGAAAAAAATTCAGAGGATGTTTCCACCGCATTAGGGAGTGTGATGGCGACAATTGCTCCAATCCCAAAAAGTAAAATTCAAGCGGCTAAAGTCATACCAAAAATATTAAATTCTGAGGGTATTGGTACTTATAATTTTTCAGACAATGGAAGTAATGTTGATTTAAATTTAGACATTAGAAAAACGGTTGATAGAATTAGATTTTACCAATATTTCATTAGTTTACAAGAGGAAACTGACGGTCGAGGATTTTTCTTTGAAGGTTTAATAGCTGGATTATTTACGGGTGGTGTTGCAATACCAACAACAGAAAGTAATAAAGAGGGTTCAAAAGCGGACATTCTTATTGAGGGTGTACCTTATTCAGTAAAACTTACAACACCCGGAGAAAGATATTCATTGGGGTCATTGAATAAAGGTTTCGATGTTGCATTACAAGGTATTTCGGAGGACGATACATTATCAATCGAAGGAATTGATAAACCATATGACTTAATGAAAAAAGGACCTGAATATGATTTTTATAAAAATCAAATGATGGAAGTGTCTTTTAATAATGTAAATTGGATATTTGCTGTACTGCCTAAAACGGGGAATGTTATTGAATATACCGTAAAAAACAACGAGGAAGTTATGGATATGTTGTTGAAAGAAACAAAACCTGGTAAAACAAGTTCTTCAATATCTTTATCTCACGAAGATGCAATATCAGGTAATAAAAAAAGTATTACTTTTCCAATTGTAGATACGAATACGATAAAAAACTTCAGATATAATAAAGAAAGAGGTCAAAAAACTGATAAAATTGCTGAATTATTTGGGAAATATGCGAAAAATGTTCGTTATGATGTTTTAGAGTATATTAGAAAAAATCCTGACGCTTTCTTAAAAAGAGTTATAAATTTATATGGTGATAGATTGAAAGATTTAATATAAATTTATATCTTTGTCCCATGGCAATACAAATAGAAAAAAATACAAAAAGACAAGTTGTTTTCGAAGATGAAGACACTATTACTACATGGAAATACGATTCTTCTATCACCACTTTCGGTCCGGTGGAGGTCGATGTTAGATACAAAAAGAATTATGTTTGGGTTGACCCAACCAAGAAAAAAACTTTAGGTGAATTGGTAAAAGAAACTAAGAAAAAAACAACAAGAAAATCAAAGAGTTCGTAATTGTTTGTCTATAAGTTGTTTTAGTGCAATTAATGTGTTCTTATCCAATTTAGGGATTAGTTTTTCGGTATTTTCTAATAATTTTCTTGGGTTACGAGATTCTTGGACATTATTTGGAGCGTCTTTAACTTTATTAATTTCCCAATCATTCATTTCCCAATTATCATAATCGGTGGATTTTAAATCACCGGAATAAACATCCCAATTACCATCGTTTCTTTGTGAATATAAAGAAACTGCCACCCAATCTTTATCGTAACATGAGAAACGAGTTTCGTAATATTCGGTAAATGAACAAGTACCCATAGTAGAATATTCAACTAAATAATCTTTTGATTGTGGGATTATAAGTTGTTCTATCATTGACTTATCTCCATTAGATATTTGAGAAAGCAAACCACTATTAATTTCCAAAAATTTCATAAAAAATTGGACATCATCTTCTACGACTGATTCGCCAAAATAATTGGATACTTTTGAAAGAATATTTTCATTGTCGTAATACACAACATCATAATTATGAGTAATATCATCCCATTCAAATCCATCTTCGATAAGTTTATTCGCAATAAAAACTAATTGTTTTTTTGGAAATCTTGAAAAGTTACTTTGGTCTGCCATACTAATAAATATAACAAAAGGTGGTTATTTACCACCTTTCATATCTTTTAAATAATCCACAATTTCTTGTAGTTTATCCGAGTCCTCCGGATTTATGATAAATTCATCAAATGCTCCAAATCTTGATTTTCTTCCAAAAATGTAATTAAACCCATATTTAACTCGTTCCCAAAAAGGTCTCTTAGTTAAGTGAATGTGAAAATAACACATTGGGTATGTTGAACCATAATCATCTTCACCATTATCATAATAAACAACTACTTGATGTTCTGTTGAATGGCATTCACATATGAATATATCGGTTTTTTTATTTCCCATGTTATATAAAATTTACTTCATTAGTTTCCGGGTCCCAATCAATCGTCATAGGTTTTTGTGTGTAAACATATCTTTCATCTAACACAGCAGCATTAAAATGATGAGTATTATTTTTCATAACATAACCATAACCGGTGTGGATGTGACCAACAGAATGGATTTTTACATTTAATTTTTCCAATCTTTCCGATAATAATTCACATCCCAAATTATCATATCTTCTACCGTCAACCGTATCTAAAATACCAAATGCCGGTCCGTGAGTTAAAAGAATATCGGTGTCATCCGGGATTGCCTCCCATTTACCGGCAAGACCAAACCCATTTTTAGGTAAATTAAATGCCCAATCATGGAACCATGGCTGCCAAGGAGAACCATAAATTTTAACTTCTCTTTCATCACCAACTTTAATTACCAATTCACTATCTTGCAGATAAGTAATTCCTGAATAGAAGTCCAAAATTTCTTTTACCTTTTCGACATTATCTTGGAAACCCCAATCGTGGTTTCCTGCAATGAATACCTTGTGAGTGTAACCCTCAATACTTTGAAACCACTTACAGAACTCTCTGATTTCGTGTTCATATCCCATAGAAGATAAATCACCACTATGGACCAATAAATCACCACCAGGTAAATCACCTGTGATTTGTTTATGCTTGTTGTGTGTGTCTGAAATTAATGTAATTCTCATATTTTTTTTTATTTTTAATGGCCATTCTTTTGCTTTATGTCTTGTTGAATGACCTTTTGTATCCTTATCCATGTAAATTTATAATTTTCATCTCAATATTTTTTATTATTGTTTTATAAATTATTTTATTTCTGTGAGGGTCTCCGTTTCCAATCGGAGGATTAATAATCTCACCACCTAATTCCTCAAATAATTTATAATATTTTTGGATTGTTTTTTGATTGTGTTTTCTAACATTTCCCCACCCCCATGAACCTTGTATAATGAAAATTTTCGCATTTGGAAAAGTTCGTTTGATGGTTCTCATTAAAGTGTCAATCCCTTTGTTTATGTAAAAGTCATTAACTCCAATACAAACAGAAACTGATTTTACTTTTTTTGAGGTTGGGTATGATATTATTTTATTATTTAATTCTTGTACTCCGATTCCTGCTTTAGACAATCTTCTGATATGGTCGATTTTTGTTGAATATTTTGACATGTAAAATGTTTGAGAATCACCAATCAATATATGTTCTTGACCATAGGACAAAAATACAAAAAAAAATAATATTATCCTAATTAATCCCACCATCCTTCGATGTTTTCTTCCATTATTTTGAATAACAATTTTCTTGCTCTATCGTGATTGATATGTCCAATACTCATAGCTATTAAATGTTTATCATCCTCTCGACCTTCTCTATCAATAGGTCCTTCTCCGTTTAACACTTTTTTATAAATTAATGGGTATTTTTTAAAATAATCGTCAAAATTCTCTTCCAATGTTCTTGATTCCCAAGAAGAATAACCCGGTTTTTCAGGGACATCCTCAAACCAATGTTTAGTTTTATGATAATCAAAATATTCGTGTGAATAAAATTCATCTTGAACCAATTTCATTAGTTTAACACACAATCTCATTCTTTTTGCGTCTAACTGAGCTCGGGTATGAAAATCTCTACGACCAATATAGTCGGCTTGAGACGATAATTTGTGTTTCATTATCTCAAAGATGTAATGACTATCCCAATTTCGGTCTTTCCATATGATTGGAAACCAATAAATTAAGTTTTTTACACCCATTTTAATGTATTTGTGGTAATATTTACCATCGTTATTCCACCAAGATTTAATAAATCTTAGTTTTCGGATAATCCAAGGTTTTTTCATTAGGTCATCACTCCATTGGTCGAATATGTCTTTTTCTGGTTCCATTTTAAATATTTTAAGCAAAGATAGTAAAAAAATAAGACCCGTCAAAATAAATTCGCGGGTCTTTTGGAAAAAGATATATGAGAACACTCTCAAAGGAGTGGTGTGTATAGAATAAATACACTATAATTCCAAAAAAGTTCAAGTAGTCGTATTATAAATCGACTTTTTTTTGAATGTTAATGAAATTCTCTTTTGATGGAAATTACTCCAAAAGTTATTTCTCAATCTCATTAAAAATTTATTCTCAACTCTATTACTTCCGGTTTCTAAATGGTTTTTAATCCAAAGATTAAAGCATTTTTCAGCACAATCTAAATGTTCTCTTGTTTGAGAAGATTGTAAAATTCTAACAACCCATTTGTAGTTGTCAAGCGCCACCTTTAAGTTAGTTGATACTGCCATGATTTTATTTTTTTTACAAAGGTATGAAAAAAAATAAAACATCAAAAATTATTTTAATAAATTATAATACTCTTTGAAATGTTTTATTCTATCAGCTAATCCGATAGTTCCACCATTTACTCTTTTTGTAACTGCCGTCACAGTAGCGTCGTCAGCACCTTTATCACAAATTGACCAAAGTTTATTTGAGTCAAAGAAAAATGCTGCAGATGCTAACGGATATTTTGTTGCAACTAAATCAGGATTTGAAACTGTATCTTCACCAATAAATTTAGCAAAATTTGTATAGTTTTGTTTTCCTGTTAATTGGATATAACCTCTACCTCTAAATTTGAAACCTTCTTTTGTTGACTCATCTCCATTACCCATTCTTCCACCATAAACTTTTGATGCAATTTTTTCAGGGTTTCTAGCATAACCTTCAGCTAAATTACCCGGGAAATATTTTGGGAATATTTTTTTAAGACCATCCGCTGAATAGTTTAAGTTTTCTTGAACCGCTTTAAATCCACCTGATTCGTGACCACATTGTGCTAAAAAGTGTGCCAATCTTAATGGTGTTGTAATGTTGAATTTTTTTGCTGTGTCAGGAATTTGAGCTATTACTGATTCAGGTATATGACCTTTTAATTTTTCTAATTTAAAAGCTCCACCTGATGGGATTACCACATCTTCTTTTATGACTTCACCCGGAAACATTTTTTTCCAAGTTGCGTCACCGACAATACCATCAGCGGTTAATCCATTTTTGGTTTGCCATTCTTTAACTAATTTTTCTGTACCAGGACCAAATACACCATCAGGTGTTGTTCCCAATTTCGTTTGAAGTTTTTTAACTTCTTCTCCTTTTGAACCGTTTTTTAATATCATAGTAATTTACATTTTATTACTATAAATACTTTACTTTTAGTCCTTTTTACCTGTAGTGATTAAATAAAAATTATTAGTACCACCATTCACCGGATTATTGATTGTGAATGATGATTGACCCGGATAGGTAGTTCTCAAATCCGATGTTGAAGAATTTATTATCGAAAATTGTGAAGGTAATAAAAGTCGATAATTCGGTAAAGTGATGTTCCAATTTTGGAATCTATTATTTTGTCTCATCGACATATAATAAACATCTGAAATGTTTATTCGACCATCATTATTTACATCATATCTGTAAAAATCAAGTGAAGTAAAATTTCTTGAAATTGTTTTAGTGTTGGCACCAAGAATGTCAGCATTTGAAGATTGGTAAAAATTTGAAGGTATGTCGATTTTTAAATACCATTCTACAGATGGGTTTGAAGGTTCGTTAATAATATAACGACCAAGAGAGTCAGTATATACCGATTTAACATAAACCCAATCTGTAAATGTCACAATATATTCAAATTCTAATACATAAGGTAATGAGACATTAGGTAAATCATTCCATTTCCCCCCACCAACAAATTGGATATAATCTTCATTACCTGCATTATTTGGTTCCCCCCAATTCCAATTAGCCCAAGTGAATGGTTCTCCTGTAACCCATCTCCATTGACCTTCAATAACTTCATCCGTCAAACCTATCCAACCTGACGGCCATAAATTAAAAATAAAGTTGTTTTCTTCAGGAGTTGTTACAGTAACTAAATGACCCCCCATATTTAAACATGCTTGTCTTGCGTCAGTCCAAGTCATCGAACCGGTTGAACGATAATACGAATGACCATTATAGTTATTCTGAGATGTAAACCCATTTAAATTTGGAGTAGTTCTTTTATATAATTTAATTTCATAATTCGCAACACCTAAACCTGATGAGTTATAAACATACCCTGAATGAGTAAAGTTCTGACCCAAACAGACAGATTGAATAAAGAATAATATGTATATAAAATTTTTAATCATTTTACATTTTTGATAATGAATCTATTAGTGCCTTTTTAAGTGCTCCTGAAAATGCTGATTTTTCAAATGGTAAATTTTCGTCTTGTAATTCGATAAAGGTTGATTGGACATCGGTATTTGCTTGTCCCTCGCCCTCAAATTCTTTACCATCTATATTAATAATTAACTTAACAATTGTTTTTTTTCTTTTTTTCTCAAATGGACCTAATGAAAACCCTGTCGAAGGTGCTTCAATACTTACTATTGTAACATTAACCGGATTACCGTTTTCACAAACTGTAAATTTTTCAGATAATATTTCTTCCGTTATTTGTTTTACACCTAAAGTAAATCTTTTAGGGTTAATTCCTTCAATTTCACCGTTGTTTTTAACTTCTTTAACGGTATAACAATTTTGAGAGAAAGATGTTAGTGTGAATAACATCAAAATTGAGAATAATAAATTTTTCATAGTTATAAAAATGCTTTTGCTCCAAGTAAAACTTGGTAATTTAGTGGTTGGTCATTAATTTGTTGAACACCACTGAAACTTATGTTTAGTTTGAATTTTTTTGTTAATTTATAATCCACTGCGGTGAATGGTACTGCTAAAAATCCTGATTGATACCAAATTCCTTCATAGTAATAAACAAATGGTGAATAAACCATAACAAACATTGTTGTTATGTTCATTTTTTTGTTAAGTTTAAAATTACCATAACCACCGGCTAAAGTTGAAATACTCTGAAATTTAGATTCACCTAAATTTCCTACAGTATAATTTACCCCTACCGTTGTAGTGATTTTTTTTATCTGATAAGATTCCATTATTGAAGTTGTATTGAAAAAATCTTTTTCAAAATTCATCATTGACGAGTTAGCAATAATGGTTGTTGATTTTTTGTAACGATATGATGCAAATAGGGTGATGTTTGTATTATTGATTTGACTTGTGTAGTTAAGTAATGCACCTTTTGCAAATGTGTTTTTTGTATTTGATGAAATGATACTTGTATTCACTCTAACTTGAGATGGGTCAACGCCATTCGCACTACCAATAACCACTATATCACCTGTCATCATTATACTCCCTTTTTTTACTGCGGCAACTTTACTTTTTGTTGACGAAGAAGTTGTCGATGAGGAAGATTGTGCGTCTTCTAATTTTTCTTTATCGGACTTTTCAGTATTATCTAACCTAACAGAATTAATTCCTCCGGTGATATTAGTTGTACCTGAGGAATTATTAGTATTTGGTGTTGTGGAATTATTAGGATTTGGTGTTACAGATGACTGAGACGGTTGACTTCCTGTTGAAGATGGGACATTTGGATTTGTAGTCGTTGTTCCTTGCGGATTAGTTCCATTTCCAACTCCTGAACTATTATTTTGATTTCCCCCACTTTGCGAAGTTCCTGTATTTGAGTTAATAGTTGTTGGATTTCCTCCGTCAGTATTAGTTGTTCCATTATTATTTATTTTGGTTTTATCCTTCTGTCTTTCATTATTAGATGATACTTTTTCATCTGCTTGGATTACTCCTTCTATATTTGCACCACCGGATAATGAAGAAATTGAGGTCAACACAGTCGTTAATACTTGTATATTATTTGCTGCGATTGTGGCATTTATTGTTGTATTTAATTGAAGTCCAACACCACTACAAGGTCCTAATGGGTTTTGAGAATTTACTTCATTTATCCATTGTTCCATAGCCCCTGATTGAAGTTGGGCGTATGTGAAACTTTGAACTGAACCATTGTAAGATAATACAACACTTTGAGATGGGTTTGGAATATAAAGTTCTTTAGTTTTGGAAGTACATGGGTCGGCATACGAATATACCAACCCTTGTCCCATAACCAATGTTGTAGTTAGTAAAAAAAATAAAGTGAAAAGTGTTTTTTTCATTATTCTTTAAAAACCCCTTTTTTAATTAATTTAGATACGACTCTCGAAGATGCTGTTTCTAATGATTTTTTTGTTGATATACCAATAGTTGATTGGTTAAATTTTATTTCATCTACATCATCTAGAAGAGAAGCTGTTTTTACGGTGTTTGCTTCACCTAATCCACTCCCTGTGATTACTTCACCTGTTTGAGCATCCACAAATCTTATTTGTAAACCTAAACGAGTTGTTTGAGTTATTTTTGCACCTTCATTTCCTTTAATGATTTCATCTTCCGACACGCTGAAATCGTAAACTTCTATGTAAACAAAATAATTCGCTAAAATAACATTTCCTTTAACTTCTATTTTATTACTTGAAATTCCTTTATCAGATGCTTTATCTTGTGCAATCATTTTATTTTTAATTTCCGCCTTATCTTCAGTGAATTTAAAACGGTCGGTTGATTCAAGATACTCTAATACAATATTCGCAACACCAAGACCAACTCTCTTATCTTTTAATTCTGGGTACATTTCATATACCTCATCATTAATTCCGATTTTTAAGATTTGGATTGGTATTACAATATCTCCTTTGTAATCACTAACCACATCTAAGGATTGTTTCTTTTCGAAATCAGCTTTATAATCCTCAGTTTTAATTGTTCCAATTGTTTGAGATACTCCCAAATAAGAACAAAATAAAAAAGTAGCAATTAATAACTTTTTCATCTTACCAAGGGTCTTCCTCTTCTTTTGGTTTAGCCGGTACAGGTTGAGCTGCAGGTTTTTCTACAACTTTTTCTTTAATAATTGTAGTATTACCTCCACCTTGTTGTTTTTGTTGGTTGGTGTTGTTGTTTTCTAAATTTACATTTATAACCGGAGCCGCTGGTTGAACAACTTGTTCTGTTTTAGTTTCTTCTTTATCTTCAGAATGACCTCCAAATAAAGTCGTTGATAACCAAATACCTCCACCACCAATTACTGTTGTTAAAGTTCCAATTATGGTTTTCTTCAAACCTGACCAAGTACCATCATTTTGTGTTTCTTGTGTTTCTTCTGACATTTTTGTTTAATATTTAATTGTTTATTTCCCTTCTTAGGCTGAGTGGTCACAAATTGTGACCACATGTTTTACTTACGGATTACTTTATTAAATTGTTTTCCGGTTTCTTTTTTTAATACAACCACATAAGTTCCTGAAGGAAGGAAACCAATGTTTGTACTATAATTGTGTTCACCTTTTTCTAAATCTGTGTGAACAATAGTTTTAAGTTCTTTACCTCCTAAATCATAAACTGATAATGAAATATCACCAGCTTTTTCAACCGTAAATTTAACTGTAATTAAATCATCTGTTGGATTTGGATATGTCAACATGTAATCATATTCATTAGGTCTTACAACTCTTAAAATTTGAACCATACCATTTGTTGGAATAATGTTTAAATCACGAGCCATTGAATTTCCTGCAAATTTTTTCGTAACATATAAAGGACTTGACATCCACTCACTTTGAATTTCTTTTGCGGTAAATTGTAGGGTAAATGCTAATTCATTATTACTTAATAGTTTTGTGTTTAAAGTTGGGTCATATCCTCCCCATTCAACAACATTATCGTTAGGGTTTATAAAAGAAATCCAAGAACCAACTTTAGGTTCGTTTCTTACACCTCTAAAATCCAATAAATCTCCATTATAATTAAGTGCGAATTGTAATGAACCTAAATCAATACCGTTAGTTTTAACCGTAACAGGTACTTCAACTAAGTTATTTTCATTTACTGATAAATTAGGGTAATTTAATTCGATTGTTTGTAATGTAGGGTCATCATAACTTGTTGTTACATCAATAATATGAGATGGTGTGTTTAATGGATTGATGATTTCGATTGGAGTTAAACGAGCCATGTTGAAACCAGTACCATTTGCATCACCTTTAACTAACACATAGAATGTAACTGTTGTCGTTCCCGGTAAAATTTCATAAACAAGATTTGTCACACCAGGTATAGATGATTGTAAATTTGTAGATGAAGATGTGATTGTACCATACTCTGACGATGTAAAGAATTTAATGTCTTTAACCGAATTTGGCCAAGAACTAAATCTACCTGATACTCTACCGAATACTCCGTAAACATCAGATATGGTGATATTATTATCTCCATTTACATCAGATGAATAAAAGTCGAAACCTGTCGGGGCTTCTTGACCTAACACAAATCTATTAATTTTTTGTGAATCGGATGTTGAAATAATATTTCCAACTGTTAATGCGTCACCATTTACTCTAATACGAACATTATAACTTGTAACATCGATTGGAATGTCGGTAAATGTGAATACACCATCAAAATTAGTTAATGTTGTAGATGCCTGAACCCAAGTTGAAGAAGTCATTAATTTCTTTTCTAAAATAACCGGGATTTGTTTTGCACCTGTACCAGTCACATTTGTGAATACTCCATTGAATGAGAATAATTGAGGTAAAAATTGACCACCAAAATTTTGTAAATTTAAAACATAATCTGAACCTAATTGTGTTGTTGAAACTTGAGGGAAAGTTTGAACACCACTAAATGTCATTGGGTCCACTGAAGTTAAACTAGCGAAATTAGATGAATGAACTAATGTTAGTTTGACTAATGAACCGTCAGATAATTCAAAATTTGGGTTATTACCTGTGTAAGTTAATGTAATTGTAACATATCCACTTGCAGGACTATCCTGAAATTGAATATATTGAGGAAACGAGGTATTTGATGAAACTACAGATGATACTGAAGAGAACGCATCCGTGTCATAAAATACTCGAAACTGAACTGCCGTAATCAACTCAGTTGTGTTGTTAAAAAAACATAACCCTACTTCAGTATTACCTGCGGATGCCGGTGCCAACTGATAAGTTTCATCTAATGTAACAAAAACTCCTGTAGTTGTCGGTGTTGGACAAATTTGGGAATACCCCAGAGTCGTCATTACAAGGAATGACAACACCATAAAAAGTTTTTTCATAGTTTATAATAATATCTTGGTAATTTATTACCTATAAATATTCAAATAAAACTTTGACAACATTAAAACGATATTTATTTAGAAAAAAACATGAGAATTATCATATTATTAGCATTACTTTTTACCATCAAATCTTTTTCTCAAATAGAAATTGATGATGTGGGTGAAGGATGGAAAAAAAGGGTTGAATTAAGTTTGAAAACGATTGAATCGGTAGATAATACCAAATATGATGTAATACTAAAGGAGTGTAAAAGAATTGGATTTTGGAATGAAAATTATTCAACAACTGAGGGTAAGGATGTTATAATAATTTCAACTAAAGACATTAAATCCGGTAATATCAATAATATAATGGCAACAATAATTCACGAATCGAAGCATTTATATTATCGTAATCATAATATATTTTTAGGGGAGGAGTATGAAGAAATTTTGTGTTATAAGTATGAATTAGATTTTTTACAAAAAATACCTAATGTTGAGGAATGGTTAATAAATCATTCAAAAAAAATGATAAACTATTATCGTGAGTTACTCTATAACAAACACTAAACTATTTATAAAATAAACGACATGGATAATTTAAGAAAAATAATAAAAGAGGCATTGATTTCCCATTTAGATAAAAGTTTAATATTAAATGAAGAAGTTAAAGTTTCAAAAGAATTGGAATACCACATTAATGAAGGTTTAAGTTTAACTAATAATATTTTTAGAACTTATTCTGAAAAGTATTTTGATTTGGTAAATGAAGTTAGAAAACTTTGGAATGAAGGTAAAATAACTTTAAACGAAGAAGACCGAATGATGGTTGAATCTGATTTGGGGGTTAAAGTAAAAATTGGTGATGAGTATGTTTATTTGGACGCACCATTTATTTATGAAACCGAAACTGAAGAAGATATTTTAGAAGAGGCCAAACATCGAGGAAAAAATGTAAAATTAAACAAACCATTTAGAACTCCGGGTGGTCCTAAGAAATTCGCCGTGTATGTTAAAACACCGGGTGGTGGTGTTAAAAAAGTTACATTTGGTGACCCAAAATTAAAAGTTAGAAATAGAAATAAAGGTGCCGCTAAATCGTTTAGGGCAAGACACAAATGTGACCAAAAGAAAGATAGAACAACTGCGGGATACTGGTCTTGTAATGTTGGACGATATGCAAAACAATTAGGATTATCTTCTTCAAATTCATGGTAATGGAATATCCGTTTGAACAAATAGAAAAAGACGGAAAACTTTTTAGAACTTTTAACCCTGATGTGGATTCTGATGAATTAAAATGGCATCAAGATTTAAAAGACCGAAAAGTTAAAATAGTAGAATCAGGAGGTTGGATGTTTCAAATGGATGAGGAATTGCCAACCAAATTAGAAAATCATGATGAGATTTTTATACCAAAACTTGCTTGGCACAGAGTAATTAAAGGTGTTGATGAATTAAAAATTGAAATAGAGGAATTTGAATAATAAAAAAAACCACCGATTGGTGGTTTTTTTTATTAATTGCGTCTAAGCCTAATCACTCCTGGTTCAACATATCTTTCTTCCATTTGAAAATCAACTTCGCCCATATCTTCTGCGGTATTTTCCGTTATATCATAAACAGGTTCTTCTTCGTATCTTTCAGTTTCATCTACCATAATTTCACGATGTAATATTACACCACCATTTCTTGTAATCTCAACTTCCGGATGTGGGATTTCTCCTCCTGCCTCATTAAGTGAAGGTTCTACTGATAATTTTTTCTCTAAAGTTTCATTACACTCCATTTCAACTGACATGATTAATTTATTATCACAAAAATCTTTATTTGTTTTTTTTGATTTTAAGATATTTTTAATTACCGGAAACATGTAATCTTCAATTTCAACTTCTAAGAAATCAATTCTTTGGTCGGCAGAATTCCAAAAACTTAATTCACGGTCACCATCCAATGATTTGAAAATTGCAAATTTGTAACCTGTAATTTTATTAATTGCATATACTAATATACCTCTTTGCCAATATCTTTTGAAGTAGTGTTTATCGTATTTGTAAGTCGTACACCATTTTGTTGCTGACCCATATCTTGATGATGCCGAGAAAGTTAAAGGTCTAAGAATTAACCAGTTTTCATCTTCAAATTCTTTGACAATTTGTTTTGACATTTCTTTCTCATTTTTTCTTAATTCACCTAATGAAACTGCACTTCTAATTTCATCTAAATTTTTATACGAAGTAACATCTTTGTTAGGTATTAAATTTCTTTCATTCAAATCTTTGAATGTCTTCATTAATTGCATATCATGTTCACTAAAAAAACCAAGAAATGAATCTAATACAAAAATTTCATTATCGGATAAATTACTCACATCAATAATTCTTGAAACTCTATTTTTAATGTAGTTTAATTCTCGTTTCAAATCAGTTTTATTATAGTTACTAAAGTTTTTTTCAAAAACAAATCTATCATTGAATAATTTACATAATAAAGGTAAATATTTGTGTGATTTGGTTCCATCGACTTTACTTAAAACATCGATAATGGAAACATTTAATTCCGGGTGTTGGTTTTTAATTTCTGTTAATCTTGACATAGTTTAATATTTTTTATCAATTATACTTTAAAATAATTAATCGGTCAAATTTTTAGAGAAGTATTTTTCTAAAACATCCAATCTATCATCGGCGTCGGCTAACATATTTAACGCTTCATTTGCGTTATTATAAAAATCTTTTGTTGAGTGGTCTCCAATACCAACACCTTTATTCCCTAATAAGTCAAGGGATAATAACGCCATTTGTTTATCCGCCTCTGCAGATGCTTTTAACATTTCAAATACTTTTCGATTCATTTTTTCCATAATATATTTTTTTGTTTGAAATAAATGTAGTAAATTTGCTTTATGAAAACAATATACTCACTCTTATTTTTAATCATTCCATTTTTGGGAATGTCTCAGGATGCGGACTTCATGTATGTTCCAAACCAAAACACAATTGTTGCAACTTATAACAACCATCACACTTCCGTTGGATTTTATGTTGGAGGTTACATAACAACAACTTTACCTCAACCCTACATTTATACCACTCCGATGTCAATGTTGAATCGTGTTGGAGGGAGTTTAACCAACCATAAAATTAGTGTTATGGGCGGTGTATTCATGGAAACATATATTGATGAAGTTAAATTTAAACCGGATGTATGGGTTAAAGCGTACCCTCTTAGAATACTTACCAAAACTGATAGAGGTTTCGATTTTGTTGTTGGTGTGAATTATATGGATGGGTTTAGATATGGTGCCGGAATAGTAATACCATTTAGGTAGTATTTATATGGTATGGAAGATATCAAACCTATAATAGACCGATTAAATCAATTTTTTCAAAATCATACTTTTGAAGTTGTCGTTCAACCTACTCACGATGAAGATTATAATGTAAAAACCAATGTAAAGGTTGAAATAACCGGAACAAAAGATTATATTCGTATTGGTGATTGGACAACATTCGTTCAATACACTTTATATATTTTGAAAACTGATGAAGTTTCGGATAAATGGTATTCAATTTATGGTAGTATCTATGGTACTGATGTCCCAATTGCAACGACAGACAATTCTTACCACCAATTAAGATGGGTCATGGACCAAAAATTAGAAGAGTTTTTAAAAATATTTTCAATAAATTACCCTACTATATGTACAAGGGTTATAAATGAAGTAGAACCTATGAAATTAAACGAATCGGAAAATCCAACTAATCAGTTAAATGATTTAACCAAACTTTTGGTTGGAGACATTCTTAAAGTTATATCCGAAAATGAATTTGGGGAATTTTCATTACCGGAATATTTTGGTGATGAGAATCTTATGGTTTATACTCAACATCCAATCGATGGGTTCACTTTAGACCTCGATTTAGAGATTAGTGAAGATGTGAATGATTTTGAGGTTGATGGTGATTTGTATTATGATGACGATGTAATTTATATCAATGTTGTTTTAAATCCTAATTTACCTAAAGACGATATGATTGATTTAACAGGGGAATTAATTGAAACTGTTAGACATGAGATTGAACACATTAGACAAATTAATGATGGGATGAAAATGCCGGAAGAAATTGAAGAATCTGAAAAATATTATACTCAAGAAAAAGAAATAGGTGCTCAACGAGCAGGATTTAAGATGATGTCAGAAGTTAAAAATGTAAATTTCGAAACAATTGTAAGAAATTGGTTTGATAAATACCAACATAAACATTCATTAACCGAAGAACAAAAAGAAAGAGTGATTCAAGAAATATTAAAGGGTGAGTAATTAACTTACCCTTTTTATTATTTTTCTAATAAGGTTATATACTGCTTCTCTGGCAATAAAAATCAATCCTGATGCAAGAATTCTTTCTGCAATTAGTAAAGAACCTTGTCTTATACTTGTAGATTGGTTGGCCACATTTAAAACATCAAATAAGATTGGAATCAAAAACGCATATGCGGTCATTTCCATGAAACTACCAATACTAACTTTTAACGACCTAAGAAATTCAACAAAAGATGTTTTAAGTTCTTCACCTTTGTTTAATATTATTTGAAAAACATCAGTCAAACCATCTTCTTTTATTTTTTTCAGTAAAGTGGTAATATTTCTTTGATTTTCAGAAAAAAGTATTGATGCAACCGCACCTAATATCAATATCTCTTGTTGGTCATCTAAATTGAAATTTCCGGATTTTATAAAATTATCCAACGGCATCATTAAACCTCCAACTGACGCACCCCAAGTTAATAACATTTTAAAATTTAATCCATAAAATGTTTTAAGTTTTTTAACTAAATTTACTGTGTAATCATTCATTTGTTTGATTGACTCAGTTATACGAGAACTCTCTTGCTCGTTTAAAATTAGTTTAAGTTGTGATTCGTTAATTAAAAATTCCATACTAATAAATATATTGATAATATTTATAAATATGAAAGGAATGTTAAATCCTCCCTTGAAAGTGGGAGATAGAGTAATTTGTTATCACATGGATGGAGAAACTTCAGTTCCTCCCGGTACTGTGGGTACTGTGACCAAAATTCAAAAAGACCCATTTGAACCAAATGAGGATGCGTTAATTATTAGTGTTGATTGGGATAATGGTAGTTCTTTAGGGTTAGTGAGTACAACAGATGCTTGGAAAAAATCAAAAGAACAACAAATTGAAGAGCAAACAGGTAGTAGTGAGTATGACTTTTATCAAAAAAATTCCGAAATATTTGATAATTTTGATTGGAGATTTTTTAGGGAATATTTGAATAAAGTTAGAGAGACCGGTATTGTTAATATGTTTACTGCTGCGCCATTACTTTACTCGGGTAAAGAACACATCGATAGATATTATGGGGAAAACCCTTCAAATCCTGATGAATTTGAAGAGTTATTGGATATGGCTGATGAGTCTAGAAATAAAATGGCTCAAGGGGTTATAAGTTGGATGGAATCTAAAGGTCAAGAAATTGAATTGGATAAAGTCAATCGTAATTTAACCAAATTGGCTCAAACAATTCTTAAACTTTGGATGAGTTTTTATTAACTAATTTCATATTTGGTTTTACCATCTAATGATTCCGCCTTAATTTTACTTTGATTCATATATGTCAATTCTAATTGACAACTTTGAATTAAAAGATTCTCAACTTGTTCCCAAGTTATTAAATTATCAATCCATAATGTATGGAGAGTTCTCATTATTTCAAATTCTGTTGCTGGTGTCATATTTTAATTTGATAAAGGTGCTTTAATTGCTGGATGTGATTCATAATCAAATAACAATACATCTTCTATTGATGAACAATATATTCCATCCCTAACATGAACTGTTGGTAGTGGGTAAGGTTCTCTGGTATTATATGGAATCTTGTAAGATTCATAGTACCCACTTAATCCTCCACCAAATGGCATTAATTCATCAACTGCCTTTTCATATCTTTCAAATCCCATTGCCTGTTTTAGCAATTCAGTTCTCTCCTCGTGAGTATATTTCCTTCCAATCTGCTCCTTTGCTTGTTCAATATGATTTGAATATAAATGAACATCTCCTAAATTACCAATCAATTGGTCAGGAACCATATTCACTTCATCTGCTATCATCATTAATAGTAATCCATAAGAAGCTATGTTGAATGGTAAACCTAAAAATGTATCTACTGAACGTTGATTCCACATTAAAGAGATTGCTCTGGTTGGGACCTTTTGTTCAATTAACCATTCATCCCAAAATTTATTATCTTCTTTAGTAACATTGATTCTATTAGGATATTCATATCCATTATTTTTACCAGCAATATCTAATCTTTCATTAAAACTCAACTCTCTTGTATAAACTTGAAATCCATAGTGACAAGGAGGTAATACCATTTGGTCTAATTCTCCTACATTCCAAGCATTAACCATTAATCGTCT